AAACGTGAAAGCTAAAAAATCTAAAACACACGAGATGGTGAAGGCTCCTTCTGGTTATCATTGGATGACTGAGAAGGGTCGTCATTATCTTATGCAGCACGAGGGGAAGTTTGTAGCACACAAGGGAGCTAGCCTAGAGGCTAAATTTCGCGTGAAGAAGGCGCATTGATCTTAACCTCTCCCTGCATCTTATTGTAAAACCTAGCTACAAAGATTCTACCCTTTTGAGATAGGGCGTAGCGTATGCGATAGTTCTCACCTAGCTCCTCACGAAACAGGTGGTCATTCTTTTCACTGTTAGGTGCGTATCTGTTAAAGTGTTTGTATAGGTAGCCCTTCTTTAACAATGGATAGATAATAGTCTTGCTTGTACCCCACTTCTTATTGCCGTACTGCTCTGCAATCCAGTCTCTGGTCCAGAACTCTAGATCATAAACAAAAAGCATAAACCTTACCTGCGATTCATTGACGTCATAGTTGGTTGACATATCCCTCATCACGGGATGCCACAACTTTAAGTAGTTGTCTTTAATGAATTTATCATTGATGTATGAGAAGTCTCTGAACATCTTGGACTTCGCTACCCTGCCCTTTGGCATAAGCTGTATAATTAAATTAGTATCTTTGTACAAAGTTAACTAAATAAAACAGTATGGCTACATTAGCAGGTCAGAAGATCAAAGATAAGTACGGGAACATTCTACACGTAGAGGGTGGTGTTACAGCTACATTGAAAGATGTTGAGGATGGAAGTGGAAACGCAACCGCACTAAAAGTTTCTACCACAGCTGTAGAAGTAGATTCCTTAAGCTTTGCATCAGCGCCATCAGAATCCGGATCAGAACTTACGGTATTGCTTGTAGACGGCAGTAATAATGTTGTACAACGTGAGTTAGACGCTAGTGCGTTTACTCCAACTACTGTTGTTTTTGCAAACCCTATGTGGGTGCTTAGACCTTCAGCATACACGTTAACAACTTCCGCAGCTACCCCTACTCAATCAGGTGTTAGCAATAGCAGCAATTCTTCTTCTCACGAGGTAAACGATAGCGCTAATCATTTTCAGACAAGCACAACAACAACAGGAGCTGTTACCGTTCAGCAAGAAGGGCTAGTGAAAATAGATGTTAACTTTATGCTAGAGGTTACATCAGGCAATACTGATATTATAGTAGATGTTATGGAAAAACCTAGTGGCGGTTCAGCGGCTACCATCCAGTCTATAACAAGATCTCACGCTTCCTCAGGAAATACAGCTATTGGGTTTTCACTCGTTAGACACGTTGCGGCAGACACAGATCTTTACTACACTATTAGAAACGCTGGTGGTGGTGCAGGATTATTAACCACATCTACATTTATTTTAACCAAGCTTGACTAATGACTGAAAAGCAAAAAGATTGCATAGTAGAAATTCAAGAGCTTGTAGTAGCTATTAACGCTGTTGTAAAGAAATACGATTTAACAGACGAATTTTTAGCGTGTATAGCCATAGGGTTTTTAAATATGGACACAGTCTACGAAGATGAAGAAGGAAACGAGCGTGCAGATATGAGTCTGCTGTCTTCATTCTCTGTGGCAGACGAAGACGAACTAGATGATTTGCTTTCCTATTGTTTGGAGGCATACAGAATAGAAGAGGAGGATTCTAAAAGTGATCCTTCAAATATAGATTACTGGATTAACTTATCACGAAGAGACGGGGATGTAAACTAAACCTGTTTTTTCTTTATACTTAAATTAAAATGATACGTAAAATTATTATCGGGGTAAACCCTCTTAAGGCTATGGCTTATTATATAGGTCAGAGAGCTGGCGAAAGCATCGTTGATACTATCATATTAGACGACAAACACCTACATAAATACGGGACTCAGAGATATCTGATATATATAAAGCACCCTGAAGACGGGGTAATGCTCTGGAAATCCGTTGAGGGTATGCCAGTGCTCCTAGAGTACGACTGCGACTTTTCTTAACTAAGCACAATTCAATTTAATATGAAAGCAATTTATGACTTCTTTGTGCGTCTACCTAAAGCCTTTAACGATGAAGTTGAAGTAGGCGACACAACTATTTACATCGATCCAAAGTGGAACGAGTTTGAGAACCGAAAGATGGAAGCTGAGATTGTAGCTGTACCTTTAAAGTACGATACAGGAGCCGAGGTTGGTGACACACTCTACTTTCATCATCACGTGCTTATTGCTGGAAACGGCAAAAGACAGCGTGTTCAAGACGATATATACTATGTCAAGTACAATCCCGACAATAGCCAGTCTACACAAGCCTACGCCTACAAGAACAAAGATGGCGATGTACAGCTGTTGTCAGAGTGGATATTCCTCGATCCAGAGGACCAGCCTGACGAAGAGGTTACAGAGAGCGGAATCATTACTGAGTTAAAAAAACCAGATTTCAATCAGTTTGGATATGTAATATATGACTCACCTGCGGTTAAGGAATTAGGTCTCAACGCTGGAGACAAGGTGATGATTATGAAGCACGCAGACTACCGTATGAAGGTTGACGGAAAGGAAGTTTATCGTACGCACATTGATCATATCTACGCAACTGGATTTTAATGGGTCGCAAGAAAATATTCAGCAGTGTTAGAGCCGGTGAAGAGCTGTTGGAAGCTATGGCTGAGGCTATACGTAATATCACCGAGGAAATCAAGCGTCCTATTGATACTGATCAAACAGGGTCTGGTAGACGCGCTGAGCTAAAGAGTATTAAAGAATCTGCTTTAGATGCAAAGGAGTTAATCACTGAGTATCAAAAACTTGAGACAATGATTAAAGAACTTAAGGATACTGGAGGCATTGAAGGTGATCAAGACTTTGGTGGTGGATTCAGTGAGCAGTTTGCTAAACGCTAATGGGTGTACTTAAAGACATAAAAGGATACGAAGAAAAGGTTATCAATATATGCCCTAACGATAGTGAGGGTGAAATTATAGAGATTGCTAATCTAGCTATACAGCTACCTAAGCAACCGGACCATAACCAAATACTGTATCACGACTTACCTATAGAGGAACAACGTTGGAAGCGACAGGATATGCCTGTAGAACTTGCACGCATAAAGTCTATGGATGAGTGGTATGATATGCCTAAAGAGTTTAAAAAGAAGTACGAGCCATATATACGTAGGGAATTTGACCGCCGCAACAATGGTCTCTGGTTCTATAACAATGGTGCACCTACCTACATTACTGGTAAGCACTATATGCTGCTACAGTGGAGTAAGATTGATGCCAGCTTTTACGGGTACTACCTAAGCTTCCAGAGAGACATTATGATCCATCTTGAAGCTTGCTTTGTTGACCCTAGATGTGCTGGTCAGATGTACACTAAATGTCGCCGTTCAGGATATACAAACGTAGCCTCTTCAGTACTAGACGATGTAGGTACTTCAACCTATGATGTTACTGTGGGTATTATGTCCAAGACAGGTAAGGATGCTCAAGAAAATATTTTTATGAAGAAGGTAGTGGGTATGTATAGACACTACCCGTTTTTCTTTAAGCCTATACAGGATGGTACTACCAATCCACGTACAGAGCTAGCATTTCGGGAGCCGTCAAAGCGTATTACTAAAAAGAATAAAACTGCCGGTGGTGGTGAAGCTCTTAATACAATAATTAACTGGCGCAACACTACATCCAATGCATATGACGGTGAAAAGCTAAAAGTAATATTTATTGATGAGGCTGGTAAGTTTGAGCGCCCTGAAGATATTTTAGAGGTCTGGCGTATACAGCGTACCTGTTTGATGGTAGGTCGCAAGTTTGTGGGTAAGGCTATTATTGGATCTACGGTAAACCCATTAGATAAAGGAGGTAGGAACTACCGTGATCTTTGGGATATGTCCGACCCTACTGAGCGTAACGCCAACGGACGTACAAAGAGTATGCTGTATAGGATATTTGTACCGGCATATGAAGCACTAGAGGGATTCTTTGACCGCTATGGCAACCCTGTGATAGATGATCCTGAGGAAGCTGTAAAAGGGATAGATGACGAGGATATTGATATTGGTGCTAGAACGTATTTAAAGAATGAACGAAAAGCGTTATCAAATAACAGTAATGAGCTTAATGAGGTTATACGTCAGTTTCCCTTTACAGCCGAAGAAGCTTTTCGGGATTCTACAAAAGCTAGTTTATTTAATATTGGTAAGATCTACGAACAGATAGAGCACAATCAAGAGCTGTACCCCAATCCTGTGGTTAGAGGAAACTTTGTTTGGAACAATGGCGCTCAAGACACAGAGGTACTCTTTAGACCTGATCCAGACGGTAGGTTTAGAGTAGCTTGGTTACCACCTGTAGAGCTTAGAAACAAAGTATTGTCCGAAAACGGAAAGAAGATTCCTGGTAATAAACACTTAGGTTGTGGTGGGGTGGATAGCTATGATCTAGACGCTACAGTTGATGGTAGAGGTTCCAAGGGTGCGTACCACTTATATAACAAGTTTAATATGGAGCACCCCTCTAATATGTTTGTATTAGAGTATGCCTCACGTCCTCCACTAGCTAGGATATTTTATGAGGATGTACTTATGGCGGCAGTGTATTACGGGTATGAGATTCTTATAGAAAATAACAAGTACGGTATTGCTAGATACTTTGAGAATAGAGGCTACGATGGTTATCTAATGGATAGACCTGAGCACTTAAAGTCTACAGCTAAGGTAGCTGTAAAAACAAAAGGTATTCCCTCTAACTCTCAGGATGTTATACAGGCGCACGCTCAATCTATTGAGGCATATATACACGAGCACATAGGTCTAAACGAGTTAGGTGACTATGGGCGTATGTATTTTGAAAGAACTCTGGAAGACTGGATAAACTTTAAAATAGATAACCGTACCAAATATGATCTTACGATATCTTCAGGTCTGGCATTGCTTGCTGCGCAGCGTGTAACAAAGGAAAAGAAAAAGTCAGATTTCTCTAACAAACAGTTCTTCAGGAAGTTGAAACCAATCATACGTTAATATTCGTTATATTTGCAGTTGATAACGATTCAGCGAAAAGATGAATAAAAGTATGAAAGGAGGCTTTCCTAACCCGTTAGCCAAGGTAGAAGAAAAGTTGAGCGAGAAGTATGGATTGCAATATGCAAAGGCTATGCTAGCTCAATGGGGCGGTCTAGATAATCAAAACAGTATTTACGGTAAAAGATATAAAGAGTTTGAAAGGGCTCGCGCATATGCTGCTGGTACTCAAGACACATCTATCTATAAACAGATTTTAAATAGCCTTGATCCAGATAATGGTGACGGTAGTTTAATGTCTCTAGACTGGACTCCAGTTCCTATCGTTCCTAAGTTTGCTAAGATTGTAGTCAACAAAATTATATCTTCTTATCGTTATCCTCAAGTAGAAGCTGTTGATCCGTTATCACAAAGCGAGAAAGACGTAAAGAAAAGAAAGATTGCAGCTCGCATTGAAAACAAAGCAAAATTTCAGGAAGCTAAAGCAGCGGGTTTAGAGGTTGATATTGATCCAGACCGTTTACCTGAGACACCAGAAGAGGCTGAAATCTTTTTAGAAACCAATGTAAAAACAGACGCTGAGATTGCAGCGCAGCTAGGAACGCAAATGACGCTTAGCTGGAACAACTTTGATGAGCGTGTATACAGACGTGTAGTTGAAGATTTAGTTAGCTGTGGTATGGGCGTGTCTAAAAGAATCAATGATCCTAATTACGGTATTAGTCAGGAATATGTAGATCCAAAGTTATTCATTCATAATGTTACCGAGGACCCTACACTGTCTGACTTAATGTATGCTGGACATATAAAGACTGTTTCTATTGCAGAGCTTAAGAGATTTGCTGGTTCTAGATTTACAGAGAAAGAATATCAGAACATTGCACAAGGTGTAATGAATAAGCACGGTAATGACCCTAGTGCTTTCACACGTAGGCAGATTGGCGATACTGTAAACATACAGGATATGCCGTATGATGAATACAGCGTTCAAGTCCTAGACTTTGAGTTTATGTCTGTAGATTCTATGGTGTATGAGAAAAAAATGTCGCGTTTTGGTAATCAAGGCTTTTACTTTAAAGGTGAAAAGTGGGAAGTGCCGAAGAATTCTGTTTATGATCGTGACATTGTAAATATGAATAACGCTACCGTATATGGTGGTAGTTACATTATAGGTACTGATTTCGTGTACAATTATGATCAGTGTAATAACGTACCTAAAAACATTCACGACCTTACTCGTGCAAGATTATCCTATAGTGTTGTAGCTAATAACATTCGCAATATGATCCCTAAGTCGCTAGTGTCTAGCGTTATTGGGTTTGCGGATCAATTACAGCTGTCACACCTGAAACTACAACAAGCTGTTGCTAAAGCTAAACCGGACGGTATCATCATTGACATTGAAGGTTTAGAAAACGTTGACCTAGGAAGAGGCGGAGAGCTCACACCGTTGCAGTTGCAAGATATCTATGAGCAGACTGGTGTAATGTACTACCGTAGTAAAAACCCAGAGGGTGGTTTTCAGAACCCTCCTATTCGTGAGATCAACAACAGCATTAGAAATATCAACGAGCTTATATCACTATACAATCACTACTTGCGTATGATTCGTGATGCTACGGGAATCAATGAGGTTGTAGATGGAACAACACCTAAGGGTGAAGCTTTAGTTGGTGTAAACCAGATGGCTGTAAGCGCTTCTAACAACGCTTTATACGATATAACTAACTCAGCTATGATTTACTACCGTAGAGTGTGTGAAGATATCGTAAAATGCTTACAGATACTTCCTAGCAAGTCTGTATTGTATCAGGTTTATGAGAAAGCTATAGGTAAGACCAATATGTCTGTATTGAACAGCTTCAAAGACCTTCCAATGTACAACTTTGGTGTTCGTGTATTGAGCGACCTTAGTGATGCTGATCGTCAGTACTTAGAGCAAAACATTCAGATTGCATTATCTCAAAAAGAGATTGACTTAGAAGATGCTATTGCTATTCGTAACATTAAAGATATTGATCAAGCAGAGAGGCTATTAATCATTCGCCGTAAAAAGCGTATGGCTCAGCAGCAAGCTATGCAGCAAGCCAATATACAGGCTCAGTCTCAAGCGAATGCTCAGGCAGCTCAAGCTGGTATGCAGGCAGAAGTTCAGAAAGAACAAGTGTTAGCACAGCTAGAAATGCAGAAGAAACAAATGGAGTTTGAGATGAAGGCGCAGCTAGCTCAGATGGAGCATCAGATGCGTATGGAAATGGAGAAACTTAAAGGGGAGTATGGTATTGCAGAGCAACAAATTGAAAGCCGTGTAAAAAACTCAGCGGAGACAATGAAAGAAGATCGTAAGGACGAGCGTGTAAAGAAGCAAGCCGTAGAACAGTCTAAATTGTTGTCTCAGCGTCAAGGTAAGCGCGGTGAGCTTTCAAGCGATCAGGGCTCTTTAGATATTTGATAACCAGTAAATTAGTACATTTGCAATATGGCAACCAGCGTAAACTTAGACATAGCATCAAGAGTAGATATCACCTGTAGAAAGGGCGATACATTTACATTAGAGCTTACATTTAAAGATGAAGA